TAGCTCTTCAGTTAGTGATAAGCATCCTATTCCAGTTAAATCCACTACTATGACCGTTCACCCAACCGATAGTCGGAGGCCGAATTCAGAGTCAGATTGTGACATTGCAATTGTACCGGTTGTATCTTGCGCTGAAGTACGAGAATCCTTGTTTGATGTAAAGTTTTGGGACTTTCAAAATTCTGTCCCATCTAATGTTTCATGTAAGACCAACATTTTTGACCCAGATTTTTGGGATAATGTTAATGGCGTTGGACTCAAACAAACTGGATGTCCACCAGCAAATACAACTTGGAAAGGAGGGTACCCGGACACCATTATAGAAATGGGTGATCCAGTTTCTCATTATCCACCTGGATATACTTCCCCTGGTAAGGTTGAATTTATACCTGACCCACTGAAAAATAAATACGGAGCCGTTGAAACAGGCCATTTTTCAGATGTAGTCCCGGGGCAAACATGGTTTTGGTATGATGATCAAGACATTATTACCAACCGTTGCGAAATGGAAGTTATTGAAATTATCCATGGTGATGCCAATGTAGACATGCGCGTTGATCAATTCCGCGGTGCCGATATGAAGCATAAGGGAGCAATGTATGCTATTATCAAGTTTAAGCGTACTCCCGTTATCCATATCGAATCATATTGCATAGACAGTAGCAAACAGTACATGTGCTCGAAAACTGTTATGCTTTATGTTACATTGGAGGTGGCAGCACAAATCATGACTGCTAGTTGTATTAATGCAACTATGGATTGTGCTACCATTTTTGGGCGGATAGCCAATGCTGCTAAATCGATTGCTAGTGTCAATCAAGACAGGTATCTCTCTTTAAAGGGTCATTTTACTGTCAATGACACTGTATATTTTGTCAATGCTTGTCAACGTTGTTATTTTTATAACCGTAGGCATTTGATAGAGGGCAAGGATTTTTTCAGAAGCCAAGTAGAACCAAAACAGTTGGATTCGGATATAGAGCTTCAGAGGTGCCGTTGGGAGTTTGTCCTGACATTAAAGACGATGTTGAGCTTACTTTGCTTCATCTTCTTGATTCTAGTAGCCCTCGACCTCCTGTTCGGATATCATTTGGTTGCCACGTACTTGGCGCCTGTAATCCACACGTGGACCCCAGCGATCTTAATACAACTTTGGACGGAGCCAGTCGCCGTTATGCTCGAGATCCCCCAAAACCTAACCCAGCTAAGTTAAAGCGTTTTAACGCTTTCGTGAAGAAATTCAACACCAGATATATGGTGCCCTTCGCTGCTGATGTTGATTATTCGTTTTATACATGGTTAGAAAATGCACCTTATCCTCAAGATCGTAAAGCTGATCTGTTGAAAACATATGAGGAATCACAAGGGTATATCACTACTGATAATTTGATCAGTTTTGATAAACATGGTGTTGAGGTAGTTAATAAATATTGTAGAGTTAATTCATTTGTTAAAGATGAAACGTATCCATCTTATAAGTCCGCTCGATCTATTAATTCGCGGCATGATGTGTTTAAAGTACGTGTTGCTCCAATTTTTAAACTTATTGAGAAAGAATTATTCTCCCTCCCATGGTTTATTAAACATACTCCTGTTGATATGCGTGCTCAGGAAATTAAGGATGAGCTTTACCAAGATGGTGCTACTATCATTGGTACTGATTATACTGCTTATGAATCTCTATTTACAAAAGAGTTCATGCAGAATGTTGAATTTGAATTGTATGAATATATGACCCAAAATCTTGCCGACCAAGATTGGCTTAAGATTGTTACCACTACGTTAGGTGGAATGAATTGGTGTACATATAGAAACAAATTCACACTTAAGGTTCCTGCTACTCGAATGTCTGGTGAAATGTGTACTTCACTGGGCAATTCTTATTCGAATCTAATGGCTATGTTGTTTATTGCAGAAGAAAAGAAATTACAAAGTCTAAAAGGTCGTGTTGAAGGGGATGATGGTATTTTTACTTTCTATGGACCCGTACCGACTACACAAGATTTTGCTGATATAGGTATGATCATTAAAATAGATCAATATTCAAGCCTCACTGAAGGCTCCTTCTGCGGTATTATTGCTAATGAGACCGAAATGATTAATATTACTAATCCTATCGAGACTCTCTTAGATTTTGGATGGACCAATAGAGAATATGTTAATGCTAAGCCCAGTAAGTTGAAAGAACTATTGCGTGCTAAAGCTATGTCTCTAGGATATTCATATCCTGGTTGTCCAATTTTAGCCAGTTTAGCCCGTTATGGACTTCGAATGACTGAAGGTCATCATGTCTCTTTGCGTGCCATGGATACATATCACAAGGAAAAATTTACTGATATGTTTAACAAATATCATGGTGTTATTCCCCATAAAGATACAGGGATACAAACGCGTATTTTAGTGGAAAATCGATTCGGAGTGAGTATTGCTGATCAATTGGCAATTGAGTCCTATTTGGACAGTAAGACTGATCTTACCCCTTTGAATCATCCGGCTATTTTGTCCAATTGTCATAAGGATGCGGTCGACTATTTTGAACGTTTTGTTTTTGAATTTAGTTTAAATGATCGCGTTATGGAATGTCCCATATATGAGAATTATAGCCTTGTGAAATCCGCTTATACAAAGAACACAGGTTTCGAGAGATATGAACGGAATGAGGAGAATAAGAAAGAAGAAGAATCGGGGTATGAGGTTGCCCCGTCGAAGACGTATTGGAAGGCGGACGCAGGTAGTGCAAAGACGGGCTACCGTCCGGCCATTGAGGAGACGCCCTAGAGGGCGCGGTAAAACATCCTTAGGTACCATGGTTGATCGTGGTATAGGATGGTTAATGAACAAAGGTGTTGGAGCCCTGATTTCAGGGTTTGGCGACTATCGAGTTGAAGGAAACACGTTGATGACAGGTGGTATGGACCCCCCAACGGTGGTGAATTCTGTAGGAACAGGTAGTGTTATTGTTAGACACAGGGAATATCTTCAAGATATTAATCCTAGTGTCAATTTCACCCTGCAAAGCCTAAATTTGAATCCCGGCCTATTGGCCTCGTTTCCTTGGTTGTCAGCAATAGCCCAACACTTTGAACAATACCGCTTTCGCGGACTACTCTTTGAATTTAAGAGTTTGTCATCTGATGCCGTTTTATCTACCGCAACAAGCTCAGCGCTTGGTAGTGTGGTTATGGCTACTCAGTATAATGCGTTAAGTCCCCATTTTCCTGATAAATTTACTATGGAAAATTATGAGTTTGCGAACTCTTCCAAACCTTCGTTGTCTTTTATCCACCCAGTTGAATGTCTTAAGAAAGATACGACATTAACAGAACTTTATGTTCGAGGCGGAGCTCCCGCCGCTGGGTCTGATTTAAGACTGTACGATTTAGGCGTCTTTAACATTGCGACTGTTGGAATGCAAGGAACTACTGGTGTAGTTGGTGAATTGTGGTGTACATATGAGATTGAGCTTATTAAGCCAAAAATCTCGAATCCAATTGATTCTCAGGAATATGTTGACCACTTTTTGCTTAATTCCGGTTCAACGAACGCTACCCCTTGGGCATTAGCGACTTTGGATCCAAATAGCAGTTTAGGAGGAACACTGTATAATAATTCTTATGTGTTTCCTTCCGATGTTACTGATGGCGTATATATATTACAGTGGTATGTTCAAGGCGGTTCAACAGTTTTGACCGGTCCTTCACATACATTCACAAGCAATTGCGAAGCTTTTCCTTTATTTGATGGAAACACGCAACATATTGCTGGTGTGTCTACAGGTGCTACAGGAAGTGGTTACATGGTGTGGTACTCCATGCAGATTACTGGCCCTGCCGCTGTATTTACTATAGGTAGCGGAGGTGTATTACCCACAAGCATCACATATGGAGATGTCTTTGTAATGGGAGTCCCAGCTAACCTTGACTTAGTGTCAGAAAGAGATGACGATGAGTGTCCGTTGACACTTAC